AAAGCCGCCTTCGCATTCCTTGCACCCAACGCCACCACAGCACGGGCACTCTAATTCGACGTATTCCGTTTCGCTTATTTGCTCGAAACAGTTTCCCGATCGGCAGCTTCGGCAGAGCAATCCGTTTCGGATCGCGACGGCAACACGTACTTTTTTCTCTGCTCTGCCGTCAACGACGCCCCCTCTGTTGCTGCGTTGATCAGTTCCCAGGATTCCAGCGACGTTAGGTTTTTCGTGAGCGAGTCGACCGACCAGCCCGCTATGTGGCAGCCGCTAACGGAAATCGACAAGGCTCGCGACAAAAGCTCTGCCCGCTTCGCCGGCTGCCCGGTTGCCGCGATGTACTCGGCTCGGATTGACGCAATTTCCCCGTCATCAAATGCACTAAGCACCTGAATGGAAAACTGCGGATCTGATCCGTCTCCGCGATCCGCTTCGAGAATGTACGGGAATGTCCCGCCTGCTTTTAATCTGCTGGGCATTACGTTGACGCTGTAAAGGTTATTGATAGTTCTTGGTCGTGAGTTCCGCCGTTTTTGTTGCACTGAAACTCAATGTCGTCTGTCACCATGCCGTTTCGATCGGCCTCTTGGTTGTTGATGATTTGGGCTTTTGGTGCATCGAAGCTTAGAACCGAATTGCTTGGCCCGTCGACGTCTAGTTCCAAGGCCTGCTCGGTGCTTGCAAGCCATGCTGACCAACGGTTCTGTGCGGCAATCGTCGCCGCCTCCGGATTGATGCTGATCGTCGGCACTCGATTGGTGATGAATGCAGAAATGTAGCCCGCGACCGTAGTCGGGCACTCTCGCATGATTACCTCGTTACCGCTGTTGATCGTCGCCGACTCGATGCACAAATTGACGTCGTTCCATTCGGCCAGCCCGCCCGCAAATCGAAGCGGCAAAGCCGTCGGGTAGGTCGGTGTGATTAAAGTTTCGTTCGTTGGTTCCTGCCAAACTCCGGTGAATGTCCAGTCGATAAAACCGGGCCGTCCAGTCGGCAAGTTGACGACGAAAGATCCCATCGCACCGGCAATCGACTTGAACACCGTGCCGCTCGATCCGTCGTGTTGGTAGAGGCCGATCGTCAACGTTTTGACGTTAGATCCTGGTGCCTCGGTTCGTGGCGTGTATACCTGACCCGTCTTTACCCAACCGCAAGCCGGAAAAAACGTATCGGCCCAAGAGGGCTCGGTTGCCGTGCCGTCCCACTCTAGGTAAGTGCGAAAGGTCGCAACTCCGATACGCCCTCCGGCTACCGATGGCAACATGCCGAAGCCGCCTTGACCCTGTCGTTGCTCCATCTCGACCGTGCATTGGATCATCGGTTCGTAAATATTGAACGCGGCATCCGCAGCGGCAAGCGTCTCGGCAGTTCCGATTGTCGATTCGATTTTCGCAGCCAGAACGCGACGGCGTTTGATCATTGGCATTTATATTGCTCCGCTTTGCTTGAGTTTTAGGAACCGGATACGCCGCTCGATTTGCTTTACCAACTCGGCTTTTGTTTCTTTAGTTATCGGCTTTTTCAATTTTTTTTTAATCGTCACGCCCCACGGGCTCGGCCCAAAAAGCTGAATGATCGGGGTTCGTGCTTTGCCAACTCGCTTAAAAACACGCCCCTTCCATTTGACATTTACAGCCCCTGGCCTCGGTCCCTGGAAAGCACTTTGGACGAAACCGCGTCCGCCGCTTTTTTTAATTCTGTAACTTACGCCGGTCGCACCCTGCCGCCCCTTAAAGTCACGAAGCGATATTCTGCCGGTCTTTTTTTGTCTCACTACTGCCGTTGGCGATTTGCCTTGGCTTGCCGACGCTTTCTTGCTAATCTCGATCGTTGATTTAATATTTTTTTGTGCGGTCGCAATCTCGCTGCCGACCGACTTTGCCCATGTCGATACTGTTTTTTTTGTCGTCGCGTTGACCGCAATCGCAATTTGCTGCCGGACCTTTTTGCCGTTGTCTTTCAATAATTTGGAAAGCTGCTTTTCCTTTTTTGCGGTAATCGACAGGGCGATCATCTTCACGCCCTTCCGACATATGGGTCATCTTCGTCCGTTCGAAATCTGATAAGCATCTCGACCGATATGCCGGACGCTGACCCGTCGTCGCTGGTGTAGTCCCTCACGTCGCTGATTACGGTGTCATAGGCCAACCCGCCCCAGGTGTGCCACTGATTTGCGTTGGTTGCTGCTTTGACGATCTCTGCCCAAAACCGATTCTTGTACCGATCAACCGGCGTCGTGTCGTCGTCGCTCGGCTTGACGATCCCGGCCACGATTGCCAATAGATCCCAAGCTTGTGCCGGCGGGTTGCCCGGACAACTCATTTCCTCGTTTCGTGTTATGTCGCCTTGGTAGATCGCGATCGTCAAGTCCTTCGGTTGCCATGATGCAATCTTTGGCGAGCGATACGCCGACGTGTAGGCCGCTAGCCGCGTCCTAACGTTCGTCATGATCTGCTCGACTATTGGTTCGCTCATTACACCACCGAAAAGGCCGTTACGCCGCTGTCTTGTGCAGTCATCTGCATGACGCTAACCCGCTTCGGTATCGTGTCGCCGATCCTGATTAGCATCTCGATTTCGTCCTTGCCGCTGTCAAGCTCTTTCGATGAAATGCCTGACCGGCAAGAGTTGTAAACCCGAATATTCGCCAACGGAAAAAGGCTATTTCCGGAGACGTCCAAAACGGCGGGAGGGTCGCGGTCGATGATGGCGGTGATCGGCCTCGCCCCCCCGCTGCGTGGCAAGTAGGTAATCGACTCCCCGAACTGCTCAAGCAATGCAGGGAACCCCACTGAGGCGAAGTGAGAATCGAAAACCGTTGCCATTTCAAACCTTAAAGCGTGGTCACGTTGCTGAGGAGGTGGCCCGCTTCGGCGTGCAACACGACTTCGGCGACTTGGTGCCGAACTCGGATTACGTTGCCGCGTACGCCTTCTTCGCGGTAGCTCTCGACCGTGCCGCCGATGGACGATCCATCTGCGGACCAATGGAAAGTTCGGCCAACGCAAGGCTCTCGCATGTCGTTGCCGGTTGCGATCTTGCAGACCATGGCGTACTCGCTAGACCAAATTTGCTCCGGCGTCGCGGTCAGCCCTTCGTCCGCTCCGTTCTTCGACGATCCGGCGACGATCACAAAGTCTAGATCGAACACCCTCGCCAGCATCTCAGCGGTGATGTCGCTAGGCTTGCTCGCGTTGCCGGCCCCGGCACTTTCGATTCGCTCGATGATCTGATCGAGGTTTCGAAGGTTGCGAAAAACCTTGCGGTTGATAATCAACGCATTGGGCCACAAGCCCGAAGCGTCGTACACCTTATTGACCGCGGCCTCAACGTCGTTGATCGGAACCGCGTTCGTCGTGTGGTTGGTGTCCCACTCGTTCGTGATCGCGGTCGTCAGGCTGGATCCGGTCCACGTCGTCGTGTTAAAAATCGCACTTGCGACCCGCTGCTCGGCACTGCGAAGTACGGCAGAATAAGCCCTAGCGGTGCAGACCTGTTCAAGGTCGAAATAGTCTGCATACATTTGGGCTTCGTTGTCGTCCACAACCTCTTCGGCCCCCTGTTCGCGCGTCGCATAGACTGCGTCGTCGAATTGGAAGTTTCCGCGGTTGTAAGCACTGTTGGGCGTCCGTAAGGTGTCCCGCTTTTGCAACAGGTCTTCGAGCTTGACCTTCCCGAAGTTGCCGGCGGCGCTCCGCACTTCCATGACCGGAAGCACTCGCGCCGCGACGTAGCCCGAACGGTCGGCCTCCAAATCGTATTCGAAATACGATGCGAGGTCGGGCCGAAGGGTTGCCAAACTGGTGATGGGTGATGCCATGTTTCAATTCTCCTTTGTGTTGTGTGAAAAGCCGATCAGGTGACAGCGGTATCGCCGTGGTTGTACCGAAGCACTTCGATTACCGATCCGTCACCGCTTGCACTCTCCAGTGCCGTGCCGATCAGGAATGCCGTCGAAGCCGCGGTGTCTTGAACTTTGCCGTTGGCTTCGGTGTAAACCAGTGACCCAACGGTTAGGGCTTCAATCGAAACCATCTTCGCGGTTCCTGCTGCCGTCCGAAGCCGAACGGTGATCGGATCACCGGCGGCATAAGCGGCCGTCTCTGCCGTGCCGATGTCGCGGTCGGTCAATCCGGCGACGGTGACGCGGCCGTCACTGTCAAGCTTCACCCGAAGGTGCTGTGCGATCGCTTCGTCTGCGATGAATCCCCGCAGATTTCCGTCAACATACTGACTCATGTTTCAGTTCCTTTTTTGGCTTGTGGTGTAATCAGCGGACGTTGGCTTCGGCGACTAGAGCTTCGGCGAGTCCAGGGTTTTCGCGTCGAGCAAGTGCCACCGCCTTTCGGCGATCGTTGCGGCATTTACCCAAGGCCGAAGCGACTGCCTCGTCCCATCGAGCACGGGCGGAAATGCCTTCGGTTGACTTAGCCTTGGCGATCGGCTTGACGCCCTTTGCCTTGGCTTGTGCCATCTCTTGCATTTCGTCCTCCTTCTCTTCTTCGACGACTTCGATTTCCATTGACTTCGCCTTGCCCATCTCTTCCTGCATCGCTGCGATTTGAGCCTTCAGCTCCGCGTTTTCCCGCATCATTTCTTCGACGGCTGCCGTTGCCACACTGGCCATCGGCATTCGCTTCTTCAGGCAAGCCAAAACAAAATCCGGCTTGGCCTTCGGATAAGCCGCTTCGATTTCTTCGAGAGTTGCGGCGACTGGTTGAGCATCGGACATAGATTTCTCCTTAGTCTTGCTCGGTTCTTCGCCGCTTGGCTTGGCGCTACATAACGCCAAAACAACACCGTGCGGCATCGATTCCATACGGGCCAGCGGTCGACCCGAAATTGGTTTGTCAGTGATCCGATTGACGAAGCCA